CGAGTGGCTACTTTTAAGGGGATTAATTATGGGATTAGAAACGGCAACATATATTAGTCAATTAGTTGATACGAACCCTACTTCTAGTGATCCTGTATCACAAGGTGACGATCATCTCAGGCTAATTAAAGAAGTATTACAGGCTCAGTTTACTACACTAGGTGCTGCTGCGGTTACAACAACTGCGGCTGAGTTAAATCTATTGGACGGAAAGACAGCAGTCGGTGACGCTAGTGGCCCTGGGTCTTCAACTGACAATGCGATTGCAAGATTTGATGGAACTGGCGGAAAAACCTTACAGAACAGTGCTACTACCATATCTGATGATGGTGATATAGTTGTAGGTGGAACTACGCCAACTGTTACAATAGGAGATGGTGGGGCAGAGGATACCATGCTTATTTATGATGGTAATGCACAGGACTACAGAATTGGACTAGATGATGGAACTGATAAACTAGAGGTTGGTGTTGGATCAACTCATGGAACCACAATATCTTTTACCGTAGATTCATCCGCTGATGTAGACTTCAGTGATAACGTAGTTTCAAAGCCAGAGCTAAAAGACTATGCTGAAACTATAAACGCTATAGGCTCTATTACAGCAGGAACAAACGCTGATCTTGAAGATGGTAATGTTCAAACTGTAACCTTTACGGCCAATACGTTTAACTTTGGAATTACTAATGCCTTGACTTCAAAAAGCAATTCCCTAACTCTGGTTATCACAAATGGTGGGTTAGCCACTGTAACGTGGAAGGCAGGAGCGCATGGCGCTGGTGGTAATAATGTTAAATGGGCTGGTGGATCAGCGCCGACTCTGACTAACTCTGGAGTTGATGTTCTTTGCTTCACTACTGTAGATGGTGGAACTAACTTCTACGGATTTGCCGCTGGCTTGGATGTGTCCTGATGCCTATTGGAGCGTTTAAACAAACGATACTTGGCGCAGCAGGGGTCGCGGGAGGTTTAGATTGCGAGGTTCTTGTTGTGGGTGGCGGAGGCGGAGGAGCAGGTCAGGATCGCCAATTTCTAGGCGGGGGTGGTGGAGGCGGTATAGTTCATTCTTCGTCTTATACCTGTGATTCAGGTGTTGCTTATGATTTAACAGTTGGAGCTGGTGGTGCAAGCAATACAGCAGGAGCAGATTCCGTTTTTAACGTCAATAGCGAAGGCTCGGTTACTACCACATTAACCGCCAAAGGTGGTGGTTTTGGAGGAAGGCAAGGAGTTGCCCCATCTGTAGGTGGTTGCGGAGGAGGCGGCGCTGGAACAGGTGGAACGACTTATTCCAATGGCGCAGACTCAAACCAAACAACAGGAAGTATTGGTGGGGTTGCTACTGGCTACGGCGGAACGGGTGAAAATGCTGAAGAAGGCGGTGGAGCTGAAGACTCTATTGGTGGAGGCGGAGGTGCTCCAGATAACGACCGAACAACAACCCCAGATGGCGCCGATGGAAAAGAGTTTTCTAATTTTAGTTCCTTCGGAGCAAGTGGTTATTTCTCAGGAGGAGGTGGAGGATCTTGCCATTCCTGTACCCCAGGAACAGGTGGCACTGGTGGTGGCGGTGCTGGAAAAAGCGGATCAAATCAGGGCGGGGGAGCAGGAACCGCAAATACTGGCGGAGGTGGAGGTGGCGCTAGAGGAACTGACGGTAATTCACGAGATGGTGGTGTAGGCGGTTCAGGAGTCGTGCTGATTCGCTATGCAGGAGGAACCGCAGCTAGTGGAGGAACTATTACAGCAGCAGGTGGTTATACTTATCACGCCTTTACATCAACTGGCGCAGCAACTTTTACCCCAAGTTAAGAGGAATAAAACATGTACGCATTACTAAAAGATGGGGCTATAGATACATACCCCTATAGCTTTTCTGATTTAAAATTAGCACACCCTCAAACGAGCTTTCCAAAGATGGCTCTTGAGAATGAGTCTATCAGGTCTGAATACAATATTGTCCCAGTTAAAGAAGTAACTCCTGATAAAAAGGCTGGTCATACTATTAATCAGCTAACCCCTGCTTTAGTTAGCGGTGAATGGCAGCAGCAATGGGAGCACGTAGAAATAGATTATGATAAAAGACGGCTTGCAGAATATGGATCAGCAGAAAGCCAAATAGAATTTATTACTGAAAATGGTCTTGAAGCATGGCAGGCTAGAGTTGCTGAAATTAAGAGCAACCATCCTAAACCAGCTACATAAATGCTAGTACCTATAGAAAATGTAGGTGAGCATGGCATTGTCAAAGATATAAATGCTTGGCAACTGCCTAACAATGCGTGGACGGAAGGTAATAATATAAGGGCAGAGCATAACGCAATACAAAAAAGCCCTGGCTATTTAGAGGTAATGGAATCATGCCCTATAGCCCCATACTTTATTACAAACTTAGAAGTAGGTGGCGCAAACTATTGGATAGTAGGAGGGCTTGCTGCAATATATGTACATAATGGAACAATATGGACAGACATTACAAGAACTAGTGGAGCTTATAATGCAACTGCTAAAGAGAATTGGACAGCCACAGTTTTAGGCGGTATACTTGTGATGAGCAATGGGTTTGATGATCCTCAGTTTTGGGCGTTATCATCAGGCATACCATCAGTAGCTACAAAGATGGCCGACCTTACTCATTGGCCTGCAAGCACAGAATGCAAATCACTAAGAGCCTTTAAGTCTTTCTTGATTGCATTGAATGTTACCAAGTCATCAGTTCCCTATCCAAGCCTTGTTAAATGGTCTACTGAAGCTGCTACTCAGGCCGTTCCTACCTCATGGGATGAAGCCTCGGCTACCGTCGATGCTGGCGAGTATGCCTTAGAAGATAGCAAAGGTATTATAGTTGATGGGTTGCCTTTACGTGGTGACTTTATGATCTATAAACAATACTCTACTTATAAGATGAGTTATGTTGGTAATCCATTTATATTTGCATTTACTCAGCTATCTCCTAATGTGGGCGCACTTGCAAAGAACTGTGTTAGAGAGTTCGATGGTGGTCACTTTGTAATGGCATATGGAGATATGTACATTAACACTGGTGACAGACTGACCTCTATTCTTCCGCATAAGATGAGAGATTTTATATTTAATGATATCAATGGAGATGAATTTGAGAAGAGCTTTGTTACTGCGGATTATAATAAAACAGAAATGTGGGCTTGCTACGTATCATCAGGAAACGTAACTAATGCACAATGCGATAAAGCTCTTGTTTGGAATTGGAGCAATAATACTTTTACTTTGCGTGATCTTCCTAATGTTGGGTTTATCGAGTTTGGCACTGAGGGTAATCCACTAGCCCCTGGGTCATGGAACTCTGCAACATCTACATGGGCTACCGATACTTTAAACTGGAATGAGTCCGTATCTACTTCTTACTTTAACTTGGCTGGTAAGAGTTTAAGCATGGCATCCCCAACTAATACTAAGATCTATAGAGACAATGCTGGCAATAAAGCAGACACATCTAACATGACCAGTTATATACAGAGGACTGGATTAACTGTAGATGCTTCTGGTGCTAACAATCAAAGTATGGTTAAAAGAGTAACCGCAGTTTATCCTAAGATGTCTGCGTCTACCGACTCTACTGTTAATGTTTATGTGGGTCATCAAATGTCTACAGAAGAAGCAATCACATGGGAAGGGCCAACAACTTTTAATCCTGCTACGCAGTCTAAAGTTTCATTCAATGTAACAGGAAAGTATATAGGTGTTAAGTTTGAATCAACAGGAGATCAGACATGGAGGCTTGACGGTTACGCATTAGATATAAAGAATGCAGGAGCCAGAGGAAGTAAGAGTTACTAATGGCTACATACTCAGACAGAGTAGTTAAGTCTGTAACTCATTATACCCCAGGGCCATTACCTCTTGACCCAGAAGGGTTAGGGGTATATCTTATTAGCGAGTTGCAACGATTAGGTGATATCATATATAATCAAGCAACATTTAGATTGGAGAGAACACACCATGAGCCGCAAAGACCGCGAGAAGGTGATGTTAGATACGCAGATGGGTCAAACTGGAATCCTGGAAGTGGAGAAGGAGTCTATTACTTTAAAAAAGGAAGTCCTGGATCTTGGGTCAAGCTCGGTTAAGGTTTTACTTATAACCCCAGAAGACGTTGATCTTGTCTGGGATGAAGTTGAACCATTAATCAAAACTGCTTTAAAACATTCTGAGGGTGAGTTGCTTGCTGAAGACCTTCTCCCATTTGTAAGAAAAGGAGATCAGCAATTATGGATAGCTATGGAGGATGGATTTATTATAGCCTCCATGATTACTGAGATAATATCTTACCCAAGAAAAAGAATACTGAGGGTCATTACTATAGGTGGTAAGGATGGTCATGGCTTAGATAGGTGGTACACATTCCTTCCTCTAGTTGAGGGCTTCGCATTAAACAATGGATGCACTGCACTAGAGGCGTGGACTAGAAAAGGGATGGCAAGGAAATTAAAAGATTGGAGGCACTCATACATGGTTATAACTAAAGACTTAAAACAAAGGATTCAATAATGGCTGTTACATTTTCTCCAACGACATTTACAATAGATCAAGGTGATTATACTGGTATTGGAGACAGTTTGCTGGACTACACACCACCCGACATTAATTGGCAGGCTCCAACACCGCCATTAGGTGAGAATGTATTTGCTAACTATGTTCAGGCTTATCCAGATTTGATTGAGACATACAATCGTAGACTATCAAGACCAAGCGGAACAACAGAATCACTACCTTTAGATTCTAGTGGAAGGCCACAGTCTATGGCAGACTATGGGTTGAAACATTGGACTGATTTTGGGAAAGGAGAGAATAGAAGTCTACCTTCTCGCAATCCATTTATAGCTTATAGCGGTGACGTTCCAGGGGAGAGAACACAAACTAGCGCAGTATCAGGACTTCCGCAGCCAGACGTTGCAGGCATGACCTATGCTTATCCAGTTCAATATTATTCACAACCATTTGGGTTTGGTGCTGAGTCTTGGGAGGGTGGTGTCGGAGCCAAATATGGGCCAACTGGACAATATATGGCTCCTGGATATACAGCAGCAATAAAGCCATCCTATACAACTGATATTAATATGTTTCCATATTACCCTTACCCACTTGGTGATCCATATACTTTGCTGGAAGATGCAGAGGGTGATCCATTGTATAGAGTTTTAATGGGGCAAACACTGATACCTACAGATCGAGTAAAATCAGGCATCTTTACGTTATAGCGGAGAAAGATTATGGCAGGAGGAACACAAACTACTTATACCACCACAGAACCCTGGAAGGCTCAACAGGATTATCTGGAGACAGGCTTTAAATTAACTGAAGATGCTTATAGAGGTGGAGCTTTCGAGCCAGCTTTTTATGGCGCTCCAGGAACAATGGATCCTCAAGTTCAAGCATGGGATCAAAGTGGAAAAATGATAGCTCCTGGGCTTGTTGGTTTTGATCCTGATACCAGAGGTGCAATGGAGCGATCATACAATTACGCTATGGGTGATAGAGCAAGTGGTATGATGGATCAATCAGAGAGGGCTTTTATGAATCAGTTTCCTTATGCCCAATCTGTAATGAATTATGGCCTGGGGTCATCAATAATGCCTAGTGGCCCAGAGGGTTATGCAGGAATGCTGCCATTCGATCAAGGTCAATATGGTCAAATGTTAAGAGGTGATGTAGATTATGATAGTGGCCCTTTTGGGGCTATGGCTGATGTCTACAGACAGGAGTTTGAAGATCAGGTATCTGAAGGGTTAGCTAACGTAAGGCAGGGACAAGTTCTTTATCAGCCTGGAGGTGGCTCAAGAGGAGATATTTTTTCTGCACAAGTAGCTAACGCAGGACAAAAGGCATTGGCTCAGAATTTAGCAGGGCTGTATGGTGGAGCATATCAACAAGCCCAAGCAGGAAGATTGCCAGCAGCGCAAATGGGATTAGGCCAGCAGCAGTTTGGCATGGGTTATGGGCTGGAAGGATTGCGTGGTATGCAATCTAGTCTAGGCATGTATCCAGGAATGTTAAGCGCACCATTTGGGGTCTATGGTCAAGCAGCACAGCTTGGGGAACAACAAAGAGCAATGGATCAAGCAGCCCTTAATAGAGATATGGCTAGGTATGAATACCAAAGCGCTATGCCACAGCAAGCATTGCAATCCTATCTTGCAGGTATTAGCGGGGATTATGGTGGTATGTCTACTGCTAGAGGGCCATCAGGAACGGGAGCTGGTGAAACACTTTTAGCTGCTTTAGCATCAGCGCTAATATAGGAGGCTATTATGTTTGAATGGGATAGAAATGCACTACCTCGTTGGATGAGGTATTTTGAGGACAACCCCTGGAACATTCCAGCTATTCCCCAAGTTGACCCTAGAGAGTGGTGGAGTGCAGTATCAGAGACAGTCCCAGAATACGAGGAAAGAAAGCTGGCAGAGGATGTAGCAGCTCGTCAAGCAGCACAAGATCAAGCTGCAATTGATCTAGCAACAAGTCAGTCCCAAAGACGTATGCCTGGAACAACCTCTCAACAGATAGATACTTATGTCGCTTCTGAAAAAGAAAGAAAACAAGGTGGCACAAAAGAGGATAACTTAATGCAACAAGCATTCCTTATGTCTCTTATGGAAAATATGCAGGGTGGTGATATAGGTCAAGCACCTGGAGTTGTAGCTGGTGGAGGCCAAAGACCATTCCCAACTATGATGGGTCAGATAGCGCCCTGGGAGCAACAAAAACCTTATTGGTGGATAGCATAATGGCAATAGACTTAAATAAAACTTTAGAGTGGTTAAGAAAAAGGAGAGAAGACTCTCTAAGAAATCAGGCTATATTTGATGCTGTTCCTTTTGAGCAGACAGAGCATGGGTTTATGGCTCGGAATTACAAGAAGCCAGAGGTTAAGAATAAACTTGTAGAGAAGAGAGGAGATACAACCCTTACAAAAGAATGGGTTGATCCAGATAGCAGCACCCTTATGTCAAGATCTCTTTCTGACGCAGGAGAAGCTGGCCCCTGGATGAGTTATGAAGGCGGGATACCTTCTTCGCCTTTAGAGTGGAGTGCTTCACCAGCACCAATACCTCCTGATAGAGTTGAGTTTATGAATAGAGGAATTAATAGACTAGACCCTGGTGCTCATATGGGGATAGGAGCTGGTGCAATGCCTGCTAGTGCAGATCCCTATGGATATCGGTGGGGTAGTCCTGTTACGCAAGCACAAGCTAATATAGTAACTGACGAACGACCTGGCTATGGAGATCCAAGAAGGGGGTATGTGCTTGGAGATACTATGGCTCCTGGCGTAGGGTCTGTTCCCCTTCCTATTAGACCTGGGCCTGAGTTGGGGTTTGATGATCGCCAATCTGCTGCTACC